TTCACACCGATTCGTGGTATCATGACACGTTACGCAAAGAAAATGGTATTGAACAGATACTATGGAAGAATCTTCTGCGATGGTCTTCAGACCTTCGGAATTGGTGACTTACAGTAATCAATAGATAGATAAAAGAAAAGGTGATCGATAGGTCACCTTTTTTTGTTTCCTATTAGTATTTATGTGAGTAACTGTAATAAAATGAAAAAATTAGTAATTATTATCTTGTTGTTTTTTGGATTTGTTGGAATCAGTGCTCAATCAGCCAATAAAAGTATGAAAGAAGATTTAGGTACTTGGGATAAAGCAATATCTCCAGTAAATAAAATTAGTATATCTTCGTATGTTACAAAACAAAAAATTGTAATTGATGTAGCTCAAAAAAAGAATGATACTCAACCAATATATCATTATGAATTAATTCTAAAAAGTAATTCAATATATAATGATCAACTTACGAAGACATGGATATTTGGAACAAAAGTATTTGTGGATAATAAAGAAGCAACAATTTCACAATCACCAGATGGTTTTACGGCAATAATTAATACAGAACCAACAGTAATTTTTAGATATGATAGCAGCTTGGATACAATTAATATTAAAATCACTTGGCAAAGTTCTAAATATTTTCAAGGCAGGTGACTGGTTAAAAAATAAATGGAAAAATAAACACAAACCGATGGGATTAAGACAAATTAGCGGAAGCACTCAGATTGTATTTACAGTAAAAACATTCATTGCATTTATTGGCACATTATTAGGATTATTTTATGGCTTCTATCAACTTGTAGTAGTTCCAAGAATGAACACTACTGATGCTATGATTGTAGAGCAAAAAGATCAAAATAAAACTACAGCAGCAGAACTTATTAAGATTAATACCTCAATAGGTACTTTAACTGGTACACTCCAAGTGCTTGTACAAGAGAAAACTACTGGTCAGCCAGTGGGTAATAGTGGTGGTTCATTTGGTGGTAATAATCAACGAAATAATAGTGATACAACTACTGTACATCACTAATCTTCTTCTTTTATTTTAATGGCTTTAAACACAGTAAAAACTTTTGCAAGGTCTTCTTGCACTATAAGTCTTTTCTCCATTTGATCATACACAGATGTTATGATTGCTTGAAGCTGGGTTAAATCAGTATCCATTGAACGCATGTCTTCAGAAACATTAACCCAAATAAAACCATTTTTAATATCAGCGTTTACCATGTCTTTTGCGCTTGGCTTAAACTGACCAGTGACAATGATCGATTCTCTTAACGGGTCAAATGTTATAAGAATTCTTCGATCTTTTTTTCCTTCAATTTTTATAATCCATTCCATAGTTTACATCGTATAATTACAAATTCTTATTTTTAAATTATATTTATTTGCTAAATTAATCATATGTTCAGTCCCTTTGCTATTGCCATTCCAAAAAGCAATTAATGCATCACCATATTTTGCCATTTCTTCATTTCTGACATATCCAGCAGACTTACCAAGTTTTTTCCAGTCAGCAGGAAATCTTTTAATCCGATAACCCTTTTCAATACCATATCTTTCGCCTAAATGATCAGCACCTTTGGCAGTACCGCTAACAATTTCAATATCTGTTTGATTTTGTAATACATGATCACAGTAACTACGAAGTATTTCATAGTCATCAAAATCTCTACTGCCAGCTATTATTACTTTCATTTTTCAGGGTATAACCTATCAAACCATTCTTTTACATTTTCATCAGGGTCACCATTATCGCTTAAATGAAAAGCATACCTCTTAATAATTACTATTACTTCTGCTCTGGTAAATGTCTCATTTTCTGGTATTCTTTGGCATGCATCCGCTTGAAACATTGCTGCCATGTTTACATCAGGATTTCCAGTTAAACCATCCAGTACTCCTGATTCTTCCCAGCGTTTTCTTGTTTCTTCTCTTACTTCACGAAGTTGTTCTATGCCATTAACTGGTTTTTCAACATTTTCTTCGTAACCCTTAAGTATTTTCAGCTTTTCAGCTTTCAACTTTCTTATCTGTTTTTCAAGTTCTTCTTCTTGTCTGATCATATCGCCAGCACAAAGTTCGCTGCCGTAGATTTCTGAAGCTGATCTATGATGTTCTATCATTTTAGCTAATTCTTTTTCAAGTTGTTCAATAGTCTTTTCCATCGTTTTTTCTTTAATTTTACTCCTTTTAATCTTTTTCGTTCTCGTTTTGAACGATAAGTATTTGTTTTATCTGCTTCTTCAATATCTATTCTTCGTCTGTCCATGTACGATCATAAATTAATTCTAATTTTGCTCTTGTTATTGCAACATAATGTAAATTTTGCTCTTGAATCCATTGCCAACCCTTTACATTTTTCATTGGTAATAAGTCAGGACGTATTATAAATACTCTGTTTGCTTCCAAACCTTTGATTTTATGTACTGTACTAAGGACAATGCCTTGAATTTCGTCAGTAAATATGGATTTAATACTTGCTTTAAGATCGGTAATGTTGACAGCAAGTTGTGCTAAAAACAATAATGTTCTTACTTTATCTTCAAGTGCCGAGTATCCGCTATGTTCATATGGATTTAAGATGCCATCAGCTTTCAAATCTCTTTTAAAACTTGCCAATTCTGCTTCCCAAAATTTAACCAGTTTTTCAAGGCTATCAATTTTGCCAATTAATTCAATTAGATGTAGTCCAATATCAGAACCTTTTATAATTGCCTTTTTCTTCTGTGTCAAAAATTCGAAGAATAGCTTCACCAGAGGCATTGTTGTTCTACAAAGGATAAAGTCACCACTATATGCTTCTGTAAGTACGCTACCGTCTCTTACGACCCCTTCAGGGGCATCAGGAAGTGCTTTGATATCTGGTACGATCTTTTGTGCTTCTTTTATTACGTTTTGAGAACATCTGAATGAAACAGATAATGGAAGCACCTTTGTATTTGGAAACTTTTCGAACCATTCGAACGATTTTTCATCTGCAGCATTGAATCCGTAGATGCCTTGAAAGAAATCACCAACACTTATAAGTCTGCCAGTGATTTTTTTACTCATTCTGTCTTTTTTTAAGACTTTTTCAACGATTTTTATCTGGCAACGGTTTAAATCTTGTACTTCATCAACAAAAACATAGTCTTGTGGAAAAAACCAAATACTGTTATCGATTGCAGGTAAATAAATCATGTCAGTATAATCATAAGTATTTCTATCAATACTCATTTCATCCAAAACCTTTAATACACGCTTAATGTCTTTGGGTTTATTGAGATTAACATCATATCTGTCGGCAACATAAGGTATAAATTCAGGTTTTACGGTTAAAGATAGTCTACAAAGATTGGCAAGTTTCTTAATTGAATTAAGATAAACGTATATTTCTTCTTCGTCTCTAAATTCTTCTTCTAACTCCCATGATTTTGCTTTCTTTTGTATGATTTTATCTGCTTTGAATTCGTCAAACTCAATTTTATCACCATATTTTCTCTTTATTGCAGCATTACCAATACCATATGTCGTATAACAACGCACGTAATCAGGTAATTTTGTCTTAAGTTCTTCTTGAATATGTTTATTGAATGCAAGAAATGTTATTGCTTTATCTTTTGGAAGCAATTTAACGGCTTCAACTATGGTTGTAGTCTTGCCTGTACCTGCGTATGCCCTGATTAATATATTTTCAGGACGTTTTTTTGTGAATAAAAAAATTTTTTCCTGTTCTTCAGTTGGTCTATGATTCATAATTCTCGCAAAAATATTGTTTACATCTATATGGTTTATCTTCTTGGATGCTACATTTGTTGTCTTTTAAATAAGGGCATTGGTCAGTCCAGATATATTCGCCATATACAATCAAACCTTGAAATAAGGATTTTTCGTACTCGCTTGTTAATTTTAATAACCAATGTTTTTTACAACATTTACCGCAACCTATACAATTCATGATACGTCAACCCAATTTTCGTTAGTATTACCACCTTGTAATTCGAAGATTTTATTTTCATTTCTTACAAAAACTCTTAATCCTTCTTCACGCAAATATAGTCTTTCTCCTTCAAGAATACCAGTAGTTGCTAAACTATCTCTTTCTTCGAGTGTGTCAACAGCTACATAGTATGATCTACCCATTACCATTTCAGTGTCGCCATATGCTTTCATTGTATTCCAGAGCAATTCTGCCATTTGATCGCCAACCTGTCCGAGTAAACGAACGGTTATATCGATTGTTTTTGCTGCTTCTTCGTCAAATTCTTTACTCCTGCGATTATAAACGTTTTGTAAAACATATCTTGCAATTTCAATTGCAAAAAATTTGTCTTCTGGTTTGTCATTGTAGCTTAGTGGTAATCCAATACAGGGTCTGCCGTGTTCATTTAAATTAATTTCGTAGTCAATTGTATGCATAATAGTTCTATTAAAGTATTTATGATAAATAACTACAAATATATATCATTATGGCGTTAATTACAACAGTTGAAAAAAATAAATTATATCTGCGTATAAAAACCATGATGGGTTTTCCACGTAGACCATTCGAATTAGAGGATGAACAGTTAGATTCACTGCTTGAAGTAGGCATTGAAGACTACTCTGCAGCAGTAAATAACTGGTTAATTCAACAGCAATGGATTGGACTGGAGGGTTTAAACCTTGAAAACAGCGATTTTCTTAGTGCTTTTACTACGAAATCAAATAGTTACATGGAGTCATTTACCTATGCTTATTCTAAACAGGTAGGTCTTGGCACAAATGCACCTGCAAAAGCAGGATGGGAGCTAAAGCGTGACTTTATAATTACTGAAGCAAGTACACAACATTATATTATACCTAAGAATAGAGAGGTTAATGAAGTATTGTGGGAAACTCCGCCTGAGATTGACGGTGGATTGGTAGACCCGTTTGCATTGAATGCATGGTCACCGGGGATGGTCGGTTGGTCTTATCTTGGTCGTCCAGCTATGTATGTTCAGCCAACATTTTCAACATTACTTGCTGCACAGGATAGAAGAATGAAACAAAGAGTTCTTCAATCAATTTTAACATATAGAATAACTGGTATGGAGTCGGGTGAAAAAATATTACACCTTTATCCTGTACCGGGTGATCGTCACGAGATCAGTGGAGTATGGGGTAAGCATTATGCTGGCAGAAAAGTATGGTATTGGTATTATGATACTAATCATGATGGTAGAGATAAATGTCTTGAAGAAAATAATGATATTGTTAAATTACCGTCAGATGCTCCGACAAAAGTATTGCAATGGGATAGACTTAATGACGTTGCACGTCAGCAAATAAGAGACTTGCTTCTCGCACAGGTAAAAATGGTTATCGGTGGTATGAGAGGATTTTATAGTGGTGAACTTGGTGTAACTGACAAACAATTGACTATGGATTATCGTCATTTACTTGATGAAGGTCAAAAATTAAAAGATGATACTTTGAAAATGTTATTAGATCAGTTGACTTACTTCAGTCAGGAAAACATGACAAAGATTCGTGCAGATATTGCTGAAAACGTTAACAGAGAACGTGGATATCAACCACCTATGTTCCCAATTATATCAATTTAATATGAAAACAGATAATAGACAACGACTTTTTGAAGTTATGGAAATGCTCAATCCAGAAATGGATAATAGCTGGGCAGTATTTAGAATATCACAAGGTAAAAAATGCTTCGTCACTTCAATTGAAAATGGCAGTATTCATATTTGTGACTATGCAAAAAAATATTCAGACTCTGAAGTAATTAAATTACCTTTAGAACAAGCAAAAAAAATTGTAATGGATAATTATAGTTTTTATAGTACTCTGGGAATTGTGAATAATAAAGGTGTTCAATTAGGTTTGGGTAAATACGATAAAGTTTGGCAAAGAATTTAATTATGAAAAAGAAAAAAGATTTAGAAGATATTCAGACTGACAGATATGGCATGTTCATGACTGACAATTCATTTGAACTTGATATTATGTATGGTAGAAATTATCTGCAGACAGATAACGTTAATACCGTTATTATACATAGAATTAATGTCATTGAATCAAAGTCACATGTTCTATATGGTCAGGCAAAACCAAAAGATAAAAAATATCTTCCACCTGTTAAAATAAATGTAATGCCAAATATCGAAGAAGGCAAGCAGGAAAACTATGGCGGAAATCCGGGTGGTATTGCTCGTGATGATACAGGACCGATCAGTTTTGGAGTATATCTTAAAGAACTTGAAGAAAAAAAAATAACAATTAGTCGTGGTGATATTGTTGAATACAATTTTTCTGGTGAAAAAAAGAGATATTATGAAGTTGAAAATGCTAATAATGTAACTGATGAAACTAAAAAAAGTATTGGTGGTTTTAAACCTTACTGGAAACGTGTTACTGGTGTGCCTGTGAAGGAAGACGTTACTCCATACTTAAGTGAAACAAAAGGAGAAGCTAAATAAAATTTACTATGAACAGTGAGTATTCTCATTATTTTTCAGTATTTATATAAAAATAATATTAAAAACTAAAAAATACGGCTATGAAATTAAATCAAACAACCTACAGACTTTGGCTTAGAACAGATATCAATCAGACTGGCTATGCAAACGGACCTGCAATTCTTGCAGCTATTGCAGCTATCGCAGCATTGGATTTGGCATCACAGAAAAATCCAATTGACAAACAGGACTAATTCTAAGAATTAAAACATAAATAATTTATGCTTGTTATGATATAAAAAGGGGTCGTAATCGACTCTTTTTTGTATTTTTTATACATCAGGTTCTTCTCCATAAAACATCATGTCGTCCATATATATTGGTGTTTTATCACCCATGTATGCGCTTTCAACGTTAAATTCAAAGAATTCTTCAGCATCTTCTTTACTCATTTTGTCTCTGGTAATCAGTACTTCAAGACATTTACTTCTTGAATAAATAAGTTTGTAAACGCTTTTACTCATATCATAAGCCACACCAATTATACAGTCTTCAAAACCATCTGCTGAAAGAAGTTGTTCATCAGGATACCATTCTGTTACTATTTCAAGTTTTGTCATCTTTTTTTACATTAAAATGTTTTTGTTTTATCTTTTCAAGTTCATCAACCAGTTTTTTGTGTTGTTCTTTTGATTGTATGCCCAGATCATCACCATATTGCTCAAATATATCAATAACAAATATAATAAATTCTTTTTCCTTGTCAGAAATAAACACACCCTTTTTTAAAAAGTGGTATATTGTCATTGAAAGAAAAAGAACTATTACTGCTAATAGTATAAGCAATATGTATAATGCAATCATCCAATTATTTTAGTTTGTTTTCACGCACATATGCTATGTGTGCTTCTCCAAGAATCTTTAACCAATTAATTGGTGTGCCATTTTCACGGTAATCAGCGAAGTATTCTATCATTTTATTCATGAATCGTTCTTCTTGTGGTTTCCCTTCCCATACAAGACCACGTTCTTTCCATGTGTCGCCATATCGTTTTTGATCTTCAGAGAGTTGCAGTGCAACGTCAATAAAAGTTGTGTCCAGTTCGTCAATTAAATTGACATTTTTTAATTTTTCATCCATTTCAATTTTTTTATTTATTTTCATTAAGTCTTGAAAACAAGTACAATTTTCTTTTGCATGTAAGCATACGGGACAATACCCACCAGTATGAAAGTTATAATTACACACTTTTCTTTCTGTTTTCAATAATTGTATTAAGTGCTTTGTTTTCAGAATTCATAACTCTAAGCATAATCATACATTCTTCAAGTGTTTTAAGTTGAAGATTAATTCTTAACACTGGTACAAGAGCATCGTGCATTACGCACTCATGCGTATAGTCATTCGTCTTAAGTTTTTCACAAAAATGTTCAAGAGCATCGTCACGTTTTTCAGTGATATACTCAATTGCATCAATCAAATCAAGTTTGAGTTCTTCGGGTTGTTTAATTTCTTCTGCCATAGGATTATTTATTATTTTCTTCATTATTTTTTTGATCAAGTTTATAGACTCTTACTGCAACAGCAGCATCTTCCATTAATTTAATACTTTCGTTCTGCTCCAAAATAATAGTCAGTCTAAGTTCTATTTTTTCTTTATCTTCTTTGAGGACACCTGTTTTAATTAAAGTGACTAAATCCTCAAGAGTTTCATCACGCTTTTTCTTTGCAAGTTCAATAGCCAGCATCAAATCAGAATCAATTGGTATATCCAATGAAAATTCATATTTGCCGATCTTCTTAAACTTCGTATCCATTATAATTTCTTATATCCTGTAAATAGTTCAGCATCAATTTTTGGATGTGACACATATCCTTTTAATTTAAAATCATCAATAGTTAATGCCAGTATATCATCCAAACTTTTTAATTCTTTGTCAATTATCATATATGGTAAATCGTATGGTGTTCTTTTGATTTGCATTTTTGCAATTGAAATATGATTTACATATAAATGTGTGTCACCACCAATCCATGCAGCTACACCCTCTTTCATATTACTTGCTTTTGCGATAATCATTAGAAGTAATGACATGCTGGCAAGATTGAATGGTACACCAAGAAGTGTATCACATGATCTTTGATACATGTTTAAATCCAGATAAAATTTAGGTACACTTAATTCATCAAATGCCTTGGTAACTCTATCAATGTTGTCAAAGTTTAATCTCATACCGTGATTAAGTCTTGCATATTCATTGTGCCTTTGATCAAATGTCATGGGTCTTACAATAAATTGATAAAGCAAATGACATGGTGGAAGTGCCATATCTTTAAAATCAGCAGCATTCCATGCATTGATGATATGGTAACGACTGTATGGATTTTCTTTAAGACCGTCAATAACTTTTTTAACCTGATCAACACCATTTTGTTTTCTCCATTGGAAACCGTATACTTTACCTAAATCACCCAAAAAATATAGAAACACAACTGAACCAAGTTCTTCAGGCTTAACGCCTTGAGATTTTTTAGTAAATTTATCTAAATGACCTGCCTTTATTGTTTCAATAAATTCTTCTATTGAAAATCTATCTTCTTCAGCAATGCCCATTCCATCACAATATCTCAAATACCAACGATATGCATCACCGTTCCAAATATTCACGTTATTATCAACCAAATATTTAATGTTTGTATCTCCCCTGAGAATCCAAAGTAATTCATGAATAATACCTTTCCAGAACATTTTCTTTGTAGTAAGAAGAGGAAATCCCTCTTGCAAATCCATTTCAATCATAGCACGTGATATACCAATTGTATTAGGCATATTGGCTCTGCCACTTTCCTTCTCAACACCATTATCAATAATGTTTTGAAGTAAATTTAAATACTGTTTCATTTTTAATTAAAACTATTTCTTCTTATTATTTATTGCTTCAATCTCACGATTGATGCGGGTAGTGTCAGCAGGTGTTAGTGCAACCATATTACTGGTTGTTTTACCGTTGACCTTTTCGGGTTTTGTACCTCTTAAGAGTTGTGCTTCGAGCATTTTCTTAGCAGATTCTCTTCTTGCTTTGTTTGCAGTTGTGCCTTTCATAGTTATTTATTTTTATATTGATTTATTTTCATTTCAGCAAATGCTTTAAGAAATGCTGCTTCGGGGTCAACCAATTTGTCGTATTCTGTCATATCAGCATCTAACCATGAATGCCAGAATTCTTTGCAGGTTTCTAAGACTTGTACTTCAGTTAAATCGACAATCTTTGCAATTCTATAAAATAGTGGAAGTATTAATACTTCAATTTCTCCTATTCTATCATCAGTGATTATTGGACGGTCTGTAACCCATTTGATGGCAATATTGTAACAAAATACTACCATTTCTTTTCGGTCTTCGGGAAGTTCTGCTAATAATCCAAAATCTTCAAATTCTTTTAATGTTTTACAATTTATTTTCATAGTTACTTATTTTATTTTCCTGTGTGTCCGAAGCCTTGAGGACCTCTATCTGTTTCGCTGAGTTCCTGTGCTTCAACTAATTTTACTTTTGGTATTGGTATGAATATTACTTGTGCAACACGTTCACCAATTTCATATGCATTTCCACCGTAATCAAACATCTTTTCAGTACCTGCACTATAAGCATTTACTTTTGTACCGTAGAATCTGCAACGCACTTCTCCACGATACCATGCATCAATTACGCCTACCGCATTTTTCAACATCAGGTCTTCTTCAGTCACTGAACTTCTTGGAAATACCAGTCCGATCATACCAACAGGTATTTCAAATGCCAATCCTATACCATATTCAACGTACTTTTCACATTCGAATTTAGAAACAGCAGTAAGATCAAAGCCACCATCAGTTTCATATTTCTGAAAAGGTGTTTTTGCCTCTGGTACTAATTTTTTATACTTTATTTCTGTTATGTCCATAATTATCTATCATCACCGCTTCCATGTAATGTACCTCTGTCACGTCTACCTTGTAATTTTTCAATATTTTCTGCTGCAACATCTTCCATTTTAATTCCAAACGTATCACACATTGAAGAAATATACCAAAGCTGATCACCGAGTTCTTTTTTTATTGCTTTAACATCTGTAGGAGTAATTTCACCACCAGCATCCCTAATAATCTTCTTTATTTTACCTTGTGTTTCGCCAGCTTCTCCCATGCCCAGACCATCATATGCAACTCTCATTATGAGAATTACATCTTCTGGTAGATTTGGATGTTTTTCAAGAAATTTATCTAAGGATATTTTAAGAAAATTTGCTTTTAGTTGATATTCATTAAACGTTTTTATCTTCATTACCAAATAATTTAAAATGCTCAATTAATTTTTGTGGGTCTGCCATATCTTCAGTTGCTTGAAGTATATCACTTGCAGCCATAAGTCTATCGTAATCCTCTTGCATTTTACGATTTTGTTCGATCAATTCTTCTGTTTGTTTTAAAACAAAACGTGCCTGACTGCCGTGTTCATCAAGATCAATCGGGGCAATGTTGCCCATCGGTCCGTCATAATTTCTTGCATCTGCATAAAACTCCAATGCTTTTTTTAATAAAGCAAATACATTCTCATATTCTTCTGGACTATTCATTATTTTGCTGTGTTAAAAAATTCTTTTACTTTCAGATAAATTTCTTTATCATTTTCAACTAATTTGCCTTTCCAGAAAAAACCCTCTGGATTAATTCGCATCATTTCATTGCCCTGTCCTGCATAAAAAACGATATTGTTTGATTCATAAGCGGATTTAAGTGTAAGCACAGGAGCGTCTTCATCGCTCTGATATGTTCCTGTACCGCCAGTAACTTGTATTCTATTACTCATTGCGTTTAAATAAATTTAAAAATCTCTGCCATAATGTTGGTTTCTTGTAATCGTCTTCATTTGTATCAACCCAATTAAAAGCAATTGTCGTAGTATAACCACTACTTGCAAGATATTTCTGATCTTCTTTAAGTGGTATTTGCTGTTCAGGAGTACCGTTTAATTCTTCATTCATCTTCTTCTTGTTTTTGTTCGTTGATTATTTTTCTGTAATTCTCCACGATCTCCTTGAGTTCTTTCACTTCTGTGGGATAAAGTGTAAATTCTTTACGATATGGATGTCTTGGATTTTTGTTTATTCGTTTAAAGAACCATTTACCCTGAGATTCAGCATTTTCAAATTCTTTATACATTTCAAGCGTGACATTTCCATACGAATAGGTATCACCCCTGCTAAATGCAATATAAAGTCTTTGATTATTAGGAAAGTATGTGGTTTTTAGTACATTGTCTGATTCAAATACTGATTCTATATATCCCAGACTACCATCTTTTTCTTGAAACTCCTTGTGTTCTGCTAACATAAAACTATTTTAAGTAGGCAAATGTAATCAATTAATTATTAAAAGGCAAGAGTATTTATATAAAAAGTTTATATGTCATTTCCAAAAAAAGCAAAAATAACTGTTGATGTCAATCCACCAAAGGTAGGTACAGAGTATCTTAAGTATGGATTTGACAGAATCGAAGAACTTATGCGTGCTGCAGATGTTAACACTAAATTTCTACCAAGAACTATATTGCTTGAAGATTTAGATCAGTCACTCTTTGATTATGTCAATGAGGAAGGCATGAAATTAGAAATTGACAATAAACCTGTACCAACCTTTTATATGGATAATGATCGTTGGGGTGAATTTAGTAAGACTTGGAAATTCAGTGATAACGACAAAAACGTACCGACACCATACATTACAGTCAGACGTATCGATAAACAAGCTGGTACAAGACTTGGCACAAAATATCGTGTGCCACAGCCACGTAAATTCAGATATATTGATGTGCCAATATTGGATGACGGAGAAATTATATATCTTAGATTTAAAATGCCAGAACCTACAAACGTTGACATGATCTATGAAGTTGCACTATTCACTAAATACAGGGTTGACGTTAATAAATATGATGAACAGGTCTTGAAAAACTTTGCAAGTCGTCAGGAGTATGTTTTTATTAAAGGCAATCCATTGCCACTTCTTTTCGAAGGTTTCGCTGAAGCCAATCCAATTGAAAATATCGATGGTGATAGATTCTTCGTATCAAAATATGCTTTAAAAATCCTTGGTTTTATTCAGGATGAAAAAGAATTCGAAATTACCAGAACTACAAGAAGACCAAGAATCTCTTGGATTATGAGATAATGTAAGTATTTGTCTTATAAACGTAAGTATTACCGCTTGGTGGATTCTGTTGTAAATTATCCATGTTTGCCACTGTATTATTGACCTTATCAACAAATAATGTGTTGTTAATAACTTCTTTTGCTGTTATTGTGGGATATGATGTAGTTAAGAATTTCCATGTCATATTGCTTCGGTCTAATTGTGCTTTGAAAAACAAATATTCTGGAGTTGTTAAACTTGCATTGTCATTATTAAAAAATGTTGTCACTTTTCCTGTCTTTGCATTAAAGAAACTAAATTTTACATATCCTGTCATTGTTGTACCACTAAAATATGATATCGGCACATACCAACGATAAAATTGATTATTATTGGTTGCACCAATTGTATATGAAGGTACTTTATTTAATTTAGTTAAATATGTTGTAAATATTTTTGTTTGACTATTGATGTCGAAAGTATTGTAATAATCTAAAATAAAAAAACTATTAAGTACATTGAGATTATTATTATTAATTTCATTAGATGTAAAACCAGCAGCAGTAAATAATGTTTGATATGTAGTTGCGGTTACATTATAAAATTGAAATATAAGTGTTATATTAGCACTTGGATTAGGATTTAATTTAAACCTTTTTTCTTCACCGTCAATTACAGGATTAACTAAGTCAAGTGTGGTGAATTGAGTTAATCTGTCAATTTCTTGCTGATATTCAATTAAATTATCAGTTGAACTTAATGAAATTCTTAAATTCATTGTAGTACCAGTAAAGCCAGTAGTGCCAGTAGTGCCACCAGTAAGTTTAACCAAACTATTATTAAATCTTATTTTTTCTCTGATTATAGACATGGCTTTCCAATGTTATTAATATCACTAATTGGTTTTTTTGTTAAATTTGTGGCATATCTGCTATACCATACTTCTGCAAATGCTGCAAGTGTAGTTGGGTCGTTCAGGTCTGGCACAACATCCAATATTATATTTGAAAACAGATATCTTTTTTTATTTACAAAAGGATAATTAACACCCAGATTGGTTGTTGGGTCGGTATAACCTTGTGCTAAAATATCTCTCCAAACAAAATTATTGTTACCAATTGGTGTTGCATAATATGGTATTGCAGTTGTTTGATCGTATGATGTACTACCAGTGCTTACTTGATTTAATTCGCTTGCAAAATATCTTAATTGAAGTGAAATAAATGGATTATATCTCCATACTAAGCGTTGACTATAATTATTAAGGTCTTTATATGGTGTTATTATTTTAAATGTTTGTGGAGTTGATTCTACCTGAAGAAAATCCTCTTTTGAATATTCGATTAAATCACCAATCTTAACTCCGAAGGTTGACTGTACTGTTTCACCACTAATTAATGTTGCTGGTGCAAATGAAAACGGTATTGCTACTCCTGTTGTTGACCACGTAGTGCCTGATAACATTTCAATAGGATTTGTACTTGGTATGTATTGTGCATATAAAAACAATTCAGTTAAAGGAAAATTGAAATTATCTAATAATCCAGAAACATTAAAATCTTTGTTGAAATTAAAAGCATACGCCTGTTCGCCATATACGTTGTTAGAAAAACCAGCAGGAAATATTTCAAATTCATTTGGTGTTGCAATTACCTGAAAATATCTAACATATTTGATACTACTTCCAGCACTTGTATATCCACTCGTTGCAGGTCTGACAAGGTAAAAATTAAATGAATTAAGAAGGTTTTTACTGTTGATTAATTGTGGATTAAAAAAGTCTGAAAATTTGGTGTAATTATTTATTAATCCATTCAAAAGTGACATGTATTCAATTTTACCATAGATTCTGTAGTCTTCATATGCTTCTCTTTCAGCATCGAATATTTCTGTGGCACTCAAAATGTTTCTGATATCATATTCATTTATCGCACCTACTTTACGTATTAGTTCGACCTTTTCGTAATTATCAACATTGACCGAATGTACGTTTTTCAGACTATTAAGTAATATCTCCACTATTTTTCCTTTACTATAAATACCTTAAAATTTTTTTATGATTTTTGTAACCTTTTTGAAACTACATACGTATAAGCTATATGTTTAACCGATAAAAAATTAAAATTATGAAAAAATTATTTTACATTTCGACTTTGATCTTTGCGCTGGTACTTATGAACACCAGTTGCGAAAAACAGAATGACACTCCTGACGACCCTTCAACTGCATTAATTACTCTCAGTGAATTGAATGGTACTTGGAATTTTCAATTACTTCAGTATGCTGGTCTTACTCCTGATGTTACTCCAGCCACTACTCAGGCACAATTAAATCTCAACCCTATTACAAAAAGCATGCGTTGGATTAATCTTAGCCTGAAAATCACAGTAAATGGTATTGCAGTATGTGATTTAATTGATGCGTTTGATAATCCAGTAAATGGTAATGGTTTGGAATTGAACACGACAACTAATATTATTACCCTTGATAATGGTCTGGAGTTTCAAGTTCTTAGTTACGATAAGACCACTAAGATACTTAAAGCTAAATTAATTGCACCAGTAAAAACTACTGATAATGTCCTTGATGGTGCAACCTACACATTCAAAAAACAATAATTAATTATAATAAAAAAACCCTCAATTGAGGGTTTTTTGTTTTACACAAGTCCAAGCGAAATTAAGTATTCGATACAGTTTGATGTTTTATATCCTTTATAAAAATATGTTCTTGGGTCAGTACCATTTGTTGGAACTGCATTTGTTTTACCTCCTTTATATGGACATGCTGTTGTTACCCATGCTCCTGATGGTATATATGAACCATTACGATATTTGCCAGTAAGGGTATATGGTAAATCAGTATTATTATCTTTAAAACCTTTACTTGATACTTGATTAATTGCCAACAAATCCCGTTTTGGTACTTCGATAAAGTCTGTCCAATGCAAGTCACTACGTGCAAACCATTTTGTATTAAAATCCCCAGCAGCAATTTTCTGTGTGTTATCTTTATTAAAAAATTCATTATATGCTGCCTGACCTTTCATGCTTGGATGAAAGTTATCTGTGCCTCTAACATCTTTTATGTATGAATATCCTGCAGCTAAAAATCCAACTTGTGGAAAATACACACTAAAATTCATCCATTGAGCACCAAATGATTGAAAGTTATTTAATGCAGCAGCATTTGATGGAAATTCATATTGATCTGAGATATCAACATCATTAATTGTACCAGTTATAATTGCACCAACATTCCAAAATAAATCTAAAGTACCAACATAATTTACTGCTGTATAATGTAAAAAGTTTGGAAATATCCCATCCTGAAATTGTTTATCATCGTCACCTTCATATCCGTTTTGAGTTGTGCCATGAAATTTTGCCACACTATATATTGTACCACCACTGAAAATCTTATGTTCTCTTCTCCAGAGTGAAGTTGATATGTCAACACCCCCAAAGTCATTTGCTAATGAATTACCTGCTGGACTCATTTGTGGAAACTTATATTTATATCTATATGGTTCTACTCTGGTATTATTTCCAATACTACCAGTAAAGTTCATTGGTATATCTTCATTAGTTATTTCAAGAGTCATAAAACCTCTAAATCTTGTATATATGCCATCTACTGAATTTTCAGATACTGGAGTTTCATTTCCAAATTCATCAGTAATAATTTTATTGCGATTACAACTTATAATAAAAACAAAATCACCATCCCTTTTATATGAAGAATATTGTGTAGGGTCTAATATTTTCATTGCAGTTATAGGGTCAGGAGAAGTAGAGAGAAGTGGATTAATGGCAAGCATTGTATCTGTAATTTCAGGCGGATAATAATAAATTTTTTCTGTTACCTTGCCAGTTCTTTTCGCTATCATTGTTTCATTGGTTTCTGCTGGGTCTCTGATGCGCCACATTTCAGCAATATATCGACTACTGCTATGATCAAAACCCCACATAGCGTTATCACCATCTGTAAATGCGCTACCAAAAATAACAAAAGTATTATTAAGGACTGAACGAATTCTAAAATCCTGACGAGTTATACCGATAGTGAAATTTGTAGTATCTCCCCAAAATGGCGCAATATCAACACTAATTTCTTGTGTTTCAATATTTGGTAAGTCGCCTAAATCATTACTTGGTTTAATTTTACTGCCAACAAATAAGTTTGGTGAGTATCCTAAGTTTGTAACCATAGCAGCAGGATTCATGCTGTATTTTCCAATATCTGTAATATCAACACTTAGATGAACAGTTTGTGTGCCTGTAGGTACACCAAAGATCATATAGTCGCCAGCATTATTTGTTAATGCAGTATATTTATAATACTTTTTATATACATTGAGAAATTCTAAGTTGGTTACAAGTTCTGGTTTAATTGGAAATGAACCAAAAGGTTGTTTTGGTGATGAAACTCCTGTGTTTGGGTCAATCTGAGAAACACGTGGCAATAAATTATATCTTTTACCGTCATTATTTTTATCTGTTGGATTTACATAAGGATATATGCTGGCAATTTCACCAATATTTGCATCAGTATCGCTTAATGGTATAAAGATACTTATTTTTGCGTTAGGTATACCAACACCGCCATTTGCAATTACTCTTCCCACCAATACACCATAATCTGCATTAAAATCCTGATATACGTCATTAATACCAAGGGTCATGGAAAGAAATTCAAGCGTATCAACTTCCTGATCAAGTTTAACTAATATGTGACTATCTGTAGATGGAATATTAGGATTAATAGGAATACGTTGTGATTTATTCATACAAATTTTCTTTCTGATAAATACTAACAGTAAGAATTTCTTATGTCTACTGAAATTATTTTCAAAAAAAATGAAAAATTTTTTTAATAAAATTCTGAGAAATTTAAGATAAAAAAATCGAAATTTTTGAAAATCTGACCCCAAAAGATGAAAAAAGTTAAAGATTTGATTTTATGAGCAAGAACAGCAACAAGATAATAATTAATCTTAAATACCTTTTCAAGTATTTTTTAGTATTTATTTGAAAAGTAACGCAGAACTTATATAAGAAAATAATAATAAAAACATTAATAATTAATAAACATGGCAGATTTTGTATTTACCTCTCCGGGTGTAAAATTTAAAGAAAGAGATTTGACTTTCGTAACACGTAATGTAGGTATTACCACATTAGGTTTAGTTGGCGAAACAACGAAAGGACCTGCTTTTCAACCTGTATACTTACAGGATGCTACACAGTATTCAAATAGATTTGGTGTTCAAAGCACTGAAAAACTATCTAATGGTACATTACGTTATCAATTACCTTATGTAGCCAATTCATATTTACAGGAAACCAATCAATTGTATGTAACAAGAGTATTGGGTCTTTCTGGATATGATGCTGGCAAAGCATGGGCAATTACATTAAGTGCAGGTGTTGACCCTTCAACGGAAGGTGTTGCAAGCGTAGCACCACCAGCAGTAATACCATTTACTGGACAATTTTATTTGGGTGTTGCGATAGATATAGTTGGTCAAACGGGCACAGCATTTAGCGGCTTCACTAAAATAGGTGCAATTGATTTCCAAGGTGTTTCACACGCATTTACCGTTCTCACCATAGCAGTTGGTGGGGGTGTTATAACTGGTGGTACTGTCAGTGATGTTTTAACAACATTAACAGGTACATCATATAGTGAATATGAAGGTATGGTACTTGCAGTTGTTAGAAGTAGAGCTAATGTACATCCACATGCTAATTTACCTCCTACAACAGTGTTTAATACACAAACAGTTACTATGACAGGAAATACCACTAATATTGGTACTGGTGATATGTTTGGACAATTTGCTTTAAAAGCAGTTGGTACTGGTGGAACTCAAAACTATACAGCATCCTTAAATCCAGATGCAAGTAGCTTTTTACCAAATGTAATTGGTCAAAGTGCAAAAGATAAAAACACTATGTTATGGGTTCAGGCAGCATATCCTGATTTAATTAAATGGTTGGATTCTGAAGGTTATGGATACGGTCTTAATACAACATTGATCACTGCAACAACTGGTTTATATACAAATTATAAATCAATCTTCCAGACACCTGAAACTCCTTGGGTAGTATCACAATTAAAAGGTAGTGAAGTTGACAGATTATTTAAATTTGTTAGCATTTCTGACGGTGATGCAGCTAACCAAGAAATTAAGATTAGCATTGAAAATATTAATCCAATTTCTCTTGAATTTGACGTTTATGTTCGTGCATTTTACGATACAGATGCAAATCCAGTGGTATTAGAAAATTATGTAAGAGTTAGTTTGATCAAAGGTCAGACAAACTATATTGCACAAATGATTGGTTCGACTGATGGTGAGTATGACATTCAAAGCAACTATATTATGATTGAACTTGCTAAAGATATTTCTCCCGATTTATTCCCTGCAGGTTTCGAAGGTTATGAATTCAATAATTACGGTACTGGTGTTACTGGTTCTGTAGTTAAGGGTGTAACTCCAAAAATCGTTTATAAAACAAAATATGTACAAGGTGATAAGATCAGAAAAGTATTCTTGGGTATATCAGAAAACGCATATAGCACAACAAATATAATTGGAACTGGCATTAATCAGAATTTCTTCAATTTTATTAATTGGAGAGACGATTCAAGTAACGTTGCTTCAGGTTTTACAAAAACCAAAGGATTCCATATGGATTCAGGTGCAACTGGTACATATGTACAGGGTATTACTGATATTGGTCAATTTGAAGTTGGTGCTGGTCAATTCCAGACAATAGATAACGTTGTTGACCCAACAAATCCATATTATGATATTAATACAAGAAAATTCACTCTTGTACCTGCTGGCGGTTTCGATGGTTGGGACGTTAATAATGGATATAATAATGGTATATTCCACACATATGGCGATTTATATCGTCAGGGTGGAGTGTTTGATGGCGTTGCTCCGGGCGTTGTTCCAATGAACGACTTCCAAGCATGGGAAACAGCAATTCAAACATATTCAAATCCTGAAGAAGTAACAATCAATTTATTTGCAACTCCGGGTATCAATTGGTCAGATCAGACAGTTATGGTTCAAGACACTATCGAAATGGTTGAACAACAAAGAGCAGATACATTATATGTAATCGATGCTCCACTTATTGGAAATCCACAAGCAGTTGGTCAACCAAAACAAGATGTTCAATTTGCAAGTGATGTTGTTGATTTACTTGCTGCAGCCGATCTTGATAGCAGCTATTCATGTACATACTTCCCTTGGATTCAGATAAGGGATACACAGAACAATGTTAACGTTTATATTCCACCTACAGGTGAAGTAGTTAAAGCAATGGCATTTACTGATAACGTTGCATTCCCTTGGTTCGCACCTGCTGGTTTGAATCGTGGTGTAACTGATGCAAGAAAATCAATGTTTAAGTTATCACAGCAAGCTCGTGATACTTTATATGCTGGTAGAATTAACCCAATGGCTGACTTTGCAGATGCAGGTACAGCAATTTTCGGACAGAAAACATTGCAGGTTAAAGCAAGTGCTCTTGACAGAATCAATGTACGTAGATTACTTCTTCAGATCAAGGTTCTTATTGCTAATATTGCAATCAGACTTGTATTCGAACAGGATGATCAAACAACAATTGATCAGTTCATAACAAAGGCAACTCCAGTACTTGATACAATCAAGAGAGAAAGAGGTTTAAATGACTTCAGAATCAAAATGGATGCTTCTAATAACACAACTGAAACAAACGACAGAAATGAATTGTACGGTGAGTTATTCTTGAAACCAACACGTTCTGTTGAATTTATTGGAATCACATTCACAATTACACCTTCTGGTGCATCATTCGCTGACGTTGGCGCATAATAAAATGACTTTAATTAAAAGAGACTCACAGTAATGTGGGTCTTTTTTTTATGTCTGAGTATTTATTAGAAATAACTTTATAATTTTTTATAAAATGAGCAATAATAAAAACAAAAAAAGGGTGTATAGTAAACCAAAAGTTGAAAAACCCGTAGAAGAAAAAATTGAAGAACAGGTAGAAGAAGTAACCGAAGCAAAACCAGTTGACCCAGAAGTATTCGAAACAAAACTATTTGTCCCAGATGAACCAGAAGAAGTTATATTCAGTGCTCCAGTTCCAGATGAATTGGGTGAAATTACAGAACTTCCAGTTGAAGAACCTGTTGTTGAAAAACTGACAGTTGAACAAATTAATGAAGAAATTAAGGAAACACATTTGAATTTTGATGCACAAGCTGAACTTGAAAAAGTGCTTCAGAAAGAAATGGGTGGAGAACAATTAGGCGTTGATGCACAAGCTGAATTAAAAAAAGAACTTGAAGAAGTAAACACAAAAATCGAAGAGTTTCAAACAATTCAAGTAGAACCTATCGTACCTGAACCAGAGTCAATGTATACACTTACTAAAGAACAGGAAGAAGAGGGTGCGCAAGCAGTTGCTGAAATGGTAGACGCACAAATTCTTGCTGAATTAAAAGCATTAGCTCCTGAAAAAATTCATGGCGAATATTTCTTAACAGAAAAACAGGCACACGAAGAAGTGAAAGCGTTATCTCCTGAAGGTTCAAAAGATAAAACTCTTGATACTTTAAGTAATGCTGAATTAAGACATTTTCGTAGAACAGGTCAACTGCCAAGGTAAGAATTAAATTTTATATGAATTGTTTTCCAACATTAAAGTATTTATTAGAAAAATAAGTATTAACAATTTAAATAAACAGAAATATGGCAGAAATGATAAGGGGTATCCCGTTCCAATATGAACCTAAGAGAGTAAACAGATTCTTTGCTGAATTTGCAGACGAATTAGGTATTGAAGTATGGAAAATCCAGAAATTCAAAAGACCTTCGATGAAGATCAACTCAGTTACAATCGATTTCATGAACGAACGTAACTACGTAGCTGGTAGATATAATTGGGAAGAAATGCAATTAACTTTTCTTGACCCGATAGGACCGTCTACATCACAGCAACTTATGGAGTGGGTTCGTTTACATGCAGAATCACTCACAGGACGTATGGGTTACGCAGCAGGTTATAAAAAGAACATTCTTTTAAAGGCAGTTGACCCAACAGGTGTTGAAGTTGAAAAATGGACATTAGAGCAATGTATGGTAACAGGTATTGACTTCGGTGAAAACAGTTACGAAGAAGATGCATTGACAACTATCCAACTCACGATACAGCCGTGGCGTTGCATTTTAAATATGTAGTCAGTAACTTACGAAAAGAAATTCAAAAGCCACTTAGTTGTGGCTTTTTTTATGATAAGTGGCGAACAGTTACGTACTCTTTAATCGAATGGCTGCATCCAAGCCAACGAACCACTTTATGTCTATAATAGCTAATATTTTATATATTATATGAGGTCCTCATGTGACAATAGCTATTATTTTATATGTTATTAATGTATGGTATTTTATAATCTTTTGCTTGTTCTTTGGTTATAATCTTTACGAATTATATCAATTCCTTTAAGTGTTCTAATATAATCTTGAATTATTTTTAAACCTACATTTCCACCATTTTCACATAAAGAAATTGTACTTCTTGCTGCACTCATTTCTCTTGCCATATCGTTTTGTGTAAGATTTCTATATAATCTTTCTTTTTTTAAAATTTTTCCAGCGTCTTGTACTACAAGTGACAGAAAATTAAATTTATTTTCATCATCATCAGTTCGAATGTTTTGTAACGGTGCTTCAACTAACATAATGTTAAGTAGATCAGGATTTAAGCCATGATAATAATTAATCCAATATTTTTCACGTTCGGCTAAGTCTTCGATATTATCAACTTCTTCAATAATATCAACTATTGGATATTGCCAATTTTCATTTAATTTTTTAACCCATTCGTTTACTCTATCTGAATGTGATGATGAAAGATGTTGAAGTGCTCTTTTAGTTCCAACTGTTGACTTACCTATGTATTGGTAGACATCGTTTCTTGGGTCACGTAGACCATAAATTATATTTATCATATGTATTAAATTTCATACATAAATACTAAAAATACTATAAAAACACATGAATCTTTAAAAATTGTAGTAAATTCCATACATTATGCAGCTAATTCAAGAAGTCTGTTATTAAGAATCGTTTTAACGTGATATGTTCTATCCAGAGTTTCAATTACCTTATAATCAGGATTGTTATGTGAAAACCAAACGAGATATGATTTACCAAGTTTAATTGGTACATTCTTTTCAATGATTTGTTTATACATTTCTAACTGTAATGAGTATAATTCTATATCAGTTTCTTCAAGCATGCATAATTCATCAAGCAAATGTCTTTTTGGTTCGCTAATTGTAAACTCTTTATTTGTTTTCCAGTCCCAGATTTGAAATTCTTGTGCTTTTATATTCCAGAATAAAATATCAAGCATACCACCAATTAAAAAATCTTTATCACAAACAATCATTTCAGTTCTGATTGGTATTAACCTGCCTTGAACTTTATTATAAAAATTGTCAACATGTTTTTTACAAATATCATAGGTATATTTTACGGGGTCATAACCAAATTCATTTAAAATTAATTGTATTGGATATTCATATTTTTTATTTAAAAAGAGATTTTCGGCATAATCGTGAATTGCTGAACCTCTGATAGTACCCTTTTTATTAATAAATTTCCACGCTCTGACTATTTCAACTGGACTAATCTTGTGTTGTGCTCCTTTAATTTCTGACCAGAATTTTTCATCAAATTCTTCTTTATATCTACCAATTAATGTAGTTACTGAGATTAGTTCTTTACCATCAAGAAAATATTTATGTGGTTCGTCATAAAACGTCACATCATTGAATGCAGTAAATAATTCGTGTGGTATTGTATTCATAAGATGCAAAAGTAGTTAAATTTTAATTAACTACAATGTTTTTTTGTAAAATGTTTTCGAAATTAAGATTTTCTAAATCTTTAATTAATGCATCTTTATCTGCTGGCAATTTATCATAACCATGAATATGATTTATGATTGCATTTCTAATTATATTTAATGCAGCTACCAGTACATCACCACGTGCAACGGGGTGTCCTTCAGCGAATATTCTTGCTCTATCGGTAGCTGTTAATTCTGCTGCTTTGAATTGTGGCTTACCGTCATGTGAGATAATTGCAATTTTATCACTTAAAATAACTGTACTACTATAATAATCAGGTGATTGTGACGTTAAATTTTTTGGTTCAAAAACAAGATTAATGGATGCTGGATTTGTTGTATTTAATTTAAGAACATTATCAGCTAAGTGTTTACCTGCTCTAACATGAACTTCGTTTGTTCTTAAAATAACATCGGTATTACATTTACCTACTATTGCAACATCACTTGGCAAAGGATATACACCAATTGCATCTGGTAAACTTGATGGTGCTGGGTCTGGTACTGTCATTCCCATATTTGTTGTTGAAAGTGCTGTGTAGATTGTATCAAATCCTATTTTTTGTGGCTGTGATATGACACTACCCATCCAATATCTGCTTCTTTCTGGAAATTTAATGTCTTCAATAAAAATTCTAACCATTTCACCAACTTGCGGAAGTAAAAAGAAAAATTTTGGCAACATAGGATAACAATAAGGCAAATCAGCATTTGAAGTTCTATTGTCTAAATCGGGTATTTTAACTTGAATTCTGCCACCGTCTGTATTATCGACAATAGATATCACTTCACCATAATAAATCGTTCTGGTGTGCTGATAACCCCCTACTTTCTTAAATGGGTCACTTGTTGTTATAATGGGTTTATCAAACATTATCTTTTACTTATTTCTTCGATTAATGTAACATAAAATTTTTCTGCTTCATCGAGTGATGCAATTTTTTTATTAATTTTGTTTTGAAGTTCATCAAGTTCATATGTATGACCGATAAGTTCCTTCTTCAATGCCTCATGTGCTGCTTTAACATCAATAAGCATTTTATTCAGTTCAATTGGTGTATATTTACTAAGGTCTTCCATTATTGTATAACTCCATAACCTTTTGCAAAATAGATAGTTGAGCCAGCCACGGTGACAGGTCCTGTCGGTCCTATACCTGAAGCCGATAGTGTAATCCCGGGTGGAATTGCCACCGTAATTACAGCATCTTGTTGAAATGCTCTTACGATTTCTGTCATCCTAATTCTTTCCATAATTTCATCAGGAGAAACACCACCAGA